GAACGGGGGTGCGAAGTCACCCTTGGTAGAGTCGACCTCTTTGAAGAGGTCAGGTAGACGCCTATCACCTGAATCATCTTGACCCCCACGTAAGGACTTCTCGTAAGGCTGGTGGACGTCATCGAGCGTCTTGTAGAGTTTCCAGAGAAACTCATCCACCCTGTCCTTGATGTTCGCGAACTTCGTGGCTGGGTTTTGGGGTATGTTGAGATTGGTTTCGGAGGCCCCTGATTGGTGGAATAGCTCCGTAGTATCAGGACTAGCCGCATCTACGTTGTTAAACTGGTAACCCACATTGATGAAGGCGAGGTCGGCTCGTCCGATTTGACACTCGCAGCCAGGGTCCCCTGGCATATCGTTAGACCGGATGGTCATCTCTGTGAGAGTTAGCGCTCTTGACAATTGACCAGCCTCCACACTGGCATCGAGCCCCTTGTTCTCTGGGGATCCCAAAGGAGCTACGTCAACGAACTTCTCTTTATCAGCCGAGAATTGGGGTGCCCTATTCCCATCAGGGGTCAGAACCGCAGCCGTTTGGAAGTCCTCTGGGAGCATCCGAGCAAGAGCATCTGCCGGGTTGTTGTAGGCCGAGATGATGGAGGTCAAGCCTTGTGATTGGGCGCTGAGCATCCCAAACAAGTCGCCACTCAACGCGGTTTGAAGGTCGATTCCAGCCCCACCCGTCAACCTCTTGTTCTTCTTACCCGCCTCTTCGTTGAGGACCAAGGAGCCATCACGGAGGGCGACACCACGGCCGTACCGAAAGTGGCCGACAACCTCAAACCCCCTAGCATCGGACACGGGGCGAACCATCGCAGTGCTAGGAGGGATCGGGCTCTTCGCGCCCAAATCAGCCGAGTCCTTTGTGGCAGTGATGTTCTTCCCAGGAATAAGAGCGAACTGAGTGATGTCCCCTGAGACGTCGTGGGCGTACACGTATACCCCGGCCGAGTTGATCCCGAACTGGTAGCGGTTTTGAGCGTGTTTTGCCTTGTGGGCGGCGAAGGCTTCGTCTGCATCGGCTGCGTTCTTCTTACCCTTGGCCTCATCTTTAGTTCTGTTAACTGCGGGTTTCTGACCTGCTTTGACGTACGCATTCTGCCCCTGTCCCTTTGGGGCTACGCCTTGGAGAGCCGAAGCAACCGTTTTTTCATCCATAGGCCGTGCGTAAACCATCACAACGTTGGGGTACCCAACAATTTTACCGTTCTTTGGGTGACGTAAAATGAGGGGTTCGTAAGCGTCGGAATCTTGGGTTTCTAGGGTCGGAGGGACGGTCGCAACATCACCAGTAAACTCAAGGGTAAACGCCTTCTCGGCGAGCTGCTTGATGGTGGGGGGACCTTCTTTGACGTTATCCTTCTTTGCAGGGGGGGGCTTTGGAGGTGAGCCCTTCGCCTTCTTTGAGTCTGTAAGCTTGTCAAACGCAGCTTTATTCTTTTTGAATTGGTCCTCCGCTAGGCTCCCAGTCGTCTTGAGGGTAGCCATCCCTTTGATGCCGATGAATTTCTGGCGTCGGGCCGTCAAGGACAGCGTTGTTGTCGCTCGGCCTCCGAAGGAGATGTTGTGGCTGATCCCCTTTAGGTACCAGACTTGATCCTTAGGGGCGACGTAGACCGGGAACCCAAGACGTAGCTCAGGGCGCAACGGGATGTTGATGGTTGCCTGATGACGCCTGGAGTTCAAGCGATCCAAGATGTCCATCCCGTGGTAGTACATCATCGTAGGATCCGACATCCACTCGCTGTTGTAGGAATGTGGGCGCCACCCATACTTCCGAAGCAGATGGTAGTCGGTCACGGAGGACGTTGGGGTCGTCTCTTCCCCAAGCCCGTAGTCGACGTTACCCCCGTAGCTGCCTTGCATCGTCATCTGTGTGACGACCTCAGCCTCAGAGTCCGAGAAGTTCCAGTCGATGATGTCGATGTCCTGAATCCAAGACACGGGCTTGTTGGTAATGATGTCCAGGTTGTAGAAGGGGGGCTTGAAAACAATGTCCCCCGTAACGTCCATGTAGAACTCGAAGCCAAGAGCCTCTTTGCAGGTGTTGGCGATCTCCAACTTGGTTTGGTACTCGGCCTGCCAGAAGTTCACCGCTCCCGCTTGACTGTGCTGAGTCCTGAAAGCCGTCACCCCAGGGTCGGTAGGGTCAAAGATGAGCTGCGAAGCATTTTTACCTCCGTTCGCATTCAATACCGCCGTTGAAGCGACGTGAGGGTTGCCTTTGGTGAACTTGCCTTTGTCGTACGCTTGGGCAAGAGAGTCCCCTCGTACAGCCACCCCGTTCGTTCCATAAAGAAGCAAACTGGACCTGATTCGCTCGAATCGGCTCGTCCAGTATAGCATGACGTCACCCAAGACGGCCGTAAACGTCTGTGCTTGAGCGTTTTCCTTGCGCAACGCAACGAGCGAACCCGTACCGAGGATCACATCCCCAAACGCCATCTGCGCCAAGGTCATGATAGTGTCGTAGGGGTTTGTGCCGAAGAGCACATTCCCGAAGATGCTCCTCCCTGCTTGCCCAGCGGGACCCGTAAAGGCAGGGTTGACGTTCATCCGGCAGATTTCCCACCACTTGAGAATGTCTGCGCAGTTGATCGAAACCGTGTGCTCCCCAGACGAGTAGCTGTCACTCACCTCGGTGACGATGCCCCAGAAGATCGGGTAATACTGAGGGATACCCTCAAGGAGGTAGTAACCCTTGGCGAAAATCTCGATCTCCATCATTGTGGAGATCATGGGCACCCCGTCGAAGTAGAAGTCATCGATCGAATGTCGCGGGACCGACATCGTGACGCTGGCAGAGCCAGGCACGCTATCAACGCTGAGGTCTACTTGAATCTGAGTGATGTACTTGGAGAAGTCGAACTTGCGCTTGCAACTAGGGCAGCCAATGACATCCTGCGTGCCGTTGATGTAGACGATAGCATCCGGTGCCGTAACTACCGTCGGTCGGAAGTTCGGCTGAAAGGTTCCTTGAAACGGTCCACGAGCCATCGTCTATTTCTTTCTTACACCAAAGGACTTAGGGCTTCGACCTGGATGGGATATTTGAGGTTGGGTGACCTTGCTTGAAGGAGGCTGTGTCGAACGAACCTGCTGGTTTCTCTGCGGTAGATGGAGGAGTAGCTCCAGATGCTAAAGCCGCTTTGAAATTGTTGATATCCTCCTCTGAAGAAACCAAACCTGATGTAACCGGACCCCCTCCGCTGGTCCAGATTTCTTGCTCCCCGGCTGGTCGAGGGCCGCCTTGAAGGGTTGAAGCTCCTTGCCCTGGGGCCTGCTGATTGTAGGGGCGATCAAGGAGGAACGTCGCTCGAACGGTGAACGAGAAACTGTACTCCAGAGAGTAGGGCTTATCGTCCGTCTCCGTGAGGTTGAAGCTGTCGAAAGACCCTAGGTAGATGGTGTCGTCGTAGAAGATGTAGACCGAACCCACCATAGAGATTCGATTCCACTCTGTTCCGTCAAATCGTGGGCGGATATCACCTTCCGTGATGATGTTGGCGTTGTTCCGGTAGAGGAGCCAGAGAGATAGGAAGTTGTGGTACGAAGCTGAGAAGTTCCTGGCTACACGAGTGAGCCCTGGACCTTCACCTTCGGAAAGACTCTGCCCGATGTTTTGCCCGTCGACACCTTCACGGGGACTGTTGGCATCGATTGCAAAGAACCCTGCCACACGCCCAGAGCCTTCAAGCTTGTCCTGACCTTCCCCCCAGTGCTCGATGATCGGGCCGTTCCTGGTCCAGCCGGAATCGGCGATGATCTTCTCGCTACTGACCTTGAAACTGGAAGGGTTGACTAGCATCCGCAGGGGCGGAGTGTTCTTCATCTTGTTGATGGCTTCGAGCGTGGCGTTGATCTCCGCCTGCTGCGCCTTCAAGAACTTCTCCCCCAACGCTGCCTGCTTGTCTCGAAGGCCGTTGTCGAAGGTCTTTGAATCCTCCTTCTTCGACTTGGAAGCGTTGGCACTACCCTTGTCTACCCATTCTCCGTTGGCGTTCTCTGAGGGTGGGATGACCTTTTTGGTGGGCGGGACTCCACCTCCTGCACGTGCAACCGCTGCGTCAATCTTCGATCGGATACCAGCGGAGGGTTTGCCGGCAACGTACTTCCCCAAGTCGTTAATTTCTATGTAACCCTTACCCTTAGCTAAGCTGGCGTTTTGCTCGATTGCTCGTTGTTGACCTTGGGGGTCATTGAACTTGGCACCAGGGTGATCTGCAATCCAAGCCGCTTGGCGTTCTTTGCCCGCGTACATAGAGCCGTCTGGGTTGTTGTGGTTACCGAAGTTCCTCGCGTAAATTTGCAGCGAGTTTTTACCGGCAACGTTCTGACCTGCCATGAACCTCTTAACGAATGGGAGCTGTTCCTGAGCGGACAATTTCTCGTAGGTCTCCCACTGTTCCGCCGTCATGTAACCACCAGTCACTTTGCCGTCTTTACCTTTCTGACCCACGGCTGTAGAGCGTACGAATTGATTCAAACCCTTGGCAATGTGGACCCCCTTTTGTACGTTTTCAGCCGAAGGTTTGAACCCACTCTCACCGTCAATAACCCCCGCCATGGCGTAGGGGCTGACTTTGAGTTCGTTGCACATCTTGACATAATCGTTCCAGAAGGCGTCGGGTAGGTCTGGCCCGGACCCTTGGTTGGCGTTCCCAAACGTTCCATCGTCGTTTGGGATCCGTCCCCCACCCCCTGCTGCGGTGGCCCCCCCCACCCCCCCACCCGTAAGATCAACAAACACA